AGAATACTAAACTCTGAACAGGAAACGTTGTTGCGTTCCCCATGGGAGCATAGCAATTTAGATCCGACCGAACTTTGGCATAACTGCCTATTTTCGGTATCAGAACTTTCTGTGCCCGACAACATCCGAAATACTTATACTTATCCCCAAAAAGGATTTGTACAAGCGGTTCAGATATACGGTCAGAAGCCTCCTTCATATCGAGCGTGGCATAACGCCGCGATCGTGATGATAAGAGAGCAATCTTTCCGTTTACCGACTGATCGTCGAAATGGATGTGGCCTTGCGGCCACGGACCAAAACAACGACGATGGGACGAGATAGCTCGTTCCAGCTGACGTCGCAACCCTTGCTGAAGCCAAATAGCTTCAGCAGGGTGAACACATATTAGTCTAGGCCCACGGCTGTCCTTTGGGACAGCAATAAGCTTGGCTTCTATGAGCTCATCATAATCCAGATCCGCATGTTCGGCACTATGGTCCATATTAAAATATAGACTATAGTAATCGGAATACGGATAGAGATACTCAATACTTGAGTATCTTTTCTCCCACTTCTCCTTAGAAGTGGTTACTGCACCGGGGCCGTGAGAGGGCGATAAAGCCTTCTCATTAAACCGATACAGAACAGACTGGCAGTGACGTCTCGCGCTGTCAAGCAAACTCGGCGACTGCCCAGATAGGGAGTTTCCGAACCGCCCAACAGTATAATTAACTTCCAGAAAAGCTCTGAAAGCTTTTTCGGTAGTTTCATTGTCATGTGTAACTTCGGCTTTATAGCAGAACAGCAAAAGCTGTCGAAGATATCGCAGTTTTACTGGATCTAGAACAGATCCAGCTGCGAGTCTCCTCAACCATTTAGGAAACATATCTAGACTAGGCTCACGCCCAGTTTCGATACACTCCAGAATGTGCTTTTCTAGCTTGGGAGCCTCAGTTAGGCACCATTGCAAGCCCTCATAAGACCCTCGTATTTCAGAGAATCCAGAGAGACTAGCAATATCTGCTAGCAGGCTAACGTATGTGTGTTCTATAACATGCATATTATGGATTACCACGAAGCCCGGCTGTGATTAAAGAATAATCACAGCCAGATATTCCGACTGTGACTACAGTTCAATCTGATTCGAAACAACAGAGTAATTCCCTAAGGGAACTTACTTCTCGTTGTTCAGGATGTTAACGACAAGATTCGCATCCGCGACAGCAGCCTTAAACGTAGCGACAACATTGTCGATTTGCGCTTGGGTAGCTGTTGACGGTACTGCGATGACGAAGTAAGCAGATGTAGTAATACTCTGCAAACTGGCGTCAATGTCGGTACGATCAATTCGCCCGGTGAACCTCTTCCCAGCGACTTTCGTCGCTGAGTCGATGTAATCCTGCGATTTGATTATCAACTTATCCGGTGTATTAACACCGCGAGTCGTTGATTGTCGTTCAGAGAGTTCCTTCAAATCGAAGGTCTTCTTGAACACGATTGAATTGAATGTCAAGTCGGCATTCATCTTTGTGGTATTTTATTGTTTGACTGTTTACAATGCTTCCCCTTCCGGGGTCACATCATAACATGCTACTACTCGCCGACCTTTTAGTAAATGACGACTCACCTCAAAAGGTAAGTCGCTAAAACCAATTGGCAGACGAATGGTAACACAATTAAGCTCACCCGAGAGATACAATCTCTCAGTTCCGGCTGGTACTAATATAGCACTAGCCAGATGAGCTTTATGGCTGGAATGAATCTTAAGAAGACGTTTAAAGTTCTTCTTAAGTTTTATGGAGTCGGCCCTCTTAGGCTTACCATGAGTTATCTTGTTTGTAGCTACTTGACGTAGTACATCCTTGATTTCATCTAAATAGCCCATTTGAATAAGTTGAAAGACTTTATTCATTTGAGCTAGGCTAGTTGCAGAGAG